ACAACGTGGACGCGGCCAACAGGCCACGCGGCTCTAGCGCCATCGCAGCCAACCTAGACGCCATGCTGTCCGTCCAACGCTCCGACCCGGAAGCCCTGTCCTGCAAAATGACTGTGGCAAAAATGAAAGACGGCGAGCGCCCTGAACTGCCATACTATTTTGACATGGAATCAGTCGATCTGGGCCTTGACCAGCACGGCGACAGGCAGACCAGCTTGGTCGCCAACTTCAGCGATAAGGCCCGCGAAGCCGCAGAAAACCTGAAATCTGGCAAATACAGCAGCATGATCTTGCGTATGCTGGATTCAGGTGAACCTGTCACAACACACGAAATGCGGACAGAGGCCAAGCCGTTAGGCGGCGACAACCCCGACAACGTGCGCCGCGCAATCAACAGAGTGTTGACCAAGCTGAAAGCGGCCAAAAAGATCTATGAAAAGTCGCCCGATGTGTGGGTGATAGAGAGATAGCAATCCCCCCGGCGAACCGCCAAGTCAACCGGGGGGATGCCGCACCTGCCGTCCGTGGGTGTAACGCAGGTGCTATTCTGTAATGATCTCAGACAATAGAGCAACATAACCGCATATGTCCTGCAAGCTGTCCAAGTGCGTTGGGCTGGCTTTCAGGCGGCTCATTTTAAGATCCACCATGCAGAGGCAGACTTGGGCGGGCGTGACCTTGTGGCCCAGCGTGGCCGTCCAGCGGGCCGCCGTGTCGCCCAGGTTAGCCCGCGCGTCGCCATAGACTTCGCCGCGCTCGCGGACGATCAGGGCGACTTGAGATAGGAAATCGGCGGCTTTCATAGGTATTTATCCTTTGTCAATTCTTCCATGGGGGACAAGGCGCTTTGCGGCACAAAGTAACATGGCCGCGAGCCTGTCGGGTCTTTCCAAAACTCAGGGCGTTTAACCGCCCCAATGCGACACCAGCCAACCAGTTTATATTTTCCGAATCCGCCTATCACAAACACGCAAAGGTCTGCATCATTGTCGCTCTTGTGCAACAACAAGTGACCATTGGCGCGGTCTGTATAGCGCACTTGGAGCGGGCCAACGTCAGGCGCTTTAAAGTCGCCCACAATCCCAGCCCAGTACAAATCTAGCCCCTTGGCAACGGCCAGTTCGGCCATAGTCCCTTCAATAGCATTGTGCCAGTTATAGCCCTGCTGGCCGTGCGTGGGTTGCCTGTTCTCGTCTATGACTTGCACCAGCCGCAGTGCGCCAACGTGTGCGCCGTGCAGCATCTCGTACCAGCTAAGGTTAACTTCCATTATTTCACTTGACGCAGCTTGCTGGGCTGCTCGATCCCCGCGCTTGGCGCGTAAGGCCAATCCGGCGATGATGCGGGCATGGGGTGCGGGTAACGGGACGCCCAGACAAGGGCCAGATATTCAGCTTCAGTACGGCCCTGGCGCATTTCGGCCAATGCCTCGCGGGCGCTTGTCTCGTGCAACATCTAATCATTCCTCGCTATTAGGTTGTCGCAATCCCGTGAGTTCTTATTTTTGCACGGCAACCGGCCATTGTCGCACGCCCAACAGTTATGATCCCTAAAAAGCCCTTCCCGCTCCGGGGCCGGATCGCGGGGATCGGGCCGGGGACGGCATATGTGGCAATCATACCACAGCCGGTCTTTAGAATCCCATCGGGCCGTTGCGGCCTTGGGCAGCGTGTTACCGCACCGGCAGCGGGTGGCATGGGGGGTGGGCTTGAGCTTGTCCATCAACGCCCCGTCCTTTGGGCGCTCGAAGCCCATTCGGCGTGTTCGCGGTCATAGCCCGCCGCCAGCCGTTCCTCTTCAAGCGCAGCGTCTACAAGCAGCCCGCAGTCGCGCCACTGGCCGTCAGGTTTAACCGCAATAAACGTGGCCTGAACGATGGGCAGGTCATAATCCATGATGTAACGGACAATCGCGTCAATGCTGGCAAATCGGCAGCATTCGCCGTCCGGGGTCCAAGTGGCCAAGTACCAGGTCATCATAGCGCACCTACCAAGGCGGCCAGCAGTACAGCCGCCGCGCCAGCCGCGCCAAGCAATAGGGCTAGCAGGGCGGTGCCAAGGGCGGCATTTAGGGCATGACGCCAGCGGGTAGTGGGTCGGGGCGGGGGGATGTAGATCATGCGTCACCCGACACAATTTCAATTGTGAAGTCGCCCCAGCTGTAACGCCCCATGGGGGCGGCGTCAAAAACGCCAGCTTCAGCGTAATTTTGCACTGCCATGATAACATGGTCTAATTCAGTTTCTGTGGGTTCGGCCCAAATCTGCATGGGGGGCCGTTTTTTGCTCGAAATTGCATGAATAGCCATGACAATTGCGGGGTGCGTCTCGCGGCTATCACCCCATGCTTGAGCTGCGGCGTGTGTGATGGGTGTGCTGTATTGGGCGGTGGTCATGGATGGCGGTCCTTTCGGCGCACCGGGATTGGTGCCGCATGAGTAAAACTCATAATGTTGGGGGGGCGCAATAGGGGGGATGATATTATTTTTGGCGGCTGGATTAGAGCCGAAAGAGGCAAATGGGCGGACACCTGCGTTTATTATGACTTTTTGCCCCTAAAAACCCTTAAAAGCCAATGATTACAATGGTTTAAGCGTATTTACCCCATTTATGTTGCGTTGCACCGGACATTTGCGATGTCCGCCGGACATTTGATAACGATTCGCAGGGAAATACGCGGATGTCCGAAAACCGGGCTAAATGTCCGGTTTTGCCGCCCAAAATGTACGCTAATATCCGGACGGACAAGGCATCGCAGCTCGTCGGGACACGCACACCGTAGGTATACCTACGGTGTCCTGTCCGGATGTCCGGTCCTAAATGGGTGTCCTAGCTAGGCTGGCTAGGCGGCAATCGTTACCCACCCTGCCCCTGCGCGACCAGGCGGATAGCGTCACCCATCGCCCACCCAATGTCCGCATTACACCTTGCGGTTGTGTTTGCCTTAATTGGCATTGCCGATCGATTGGCTATGCTATTGATAACATTACGTTTTCAGGCATCGTTGCGTATAATGTCTATTATGGGAAATCTTGTGCGATGCAACATAGCTAGGCTAACCCATTGATATCATTGGGATTGGGCAATACCACACGGCTGTCGATGTCGATTTCCAAAAAATTCTTCGACGGGGTGGGGGCTTGCTCTTGCCTAACCCCCCGTACAAATCTTTTTACCCTACCATATTATGACTTTTTTTCATGCCACCCCCGCGCGTCTTCTTTACGTCTTACCTTTTGTGTACAAGTAAAACGCCGCACCCCGGACACCAGACATGGCAACCGACACAAGGCGTACCCGGCTTGATGAACGGCTGAAGGAGTGGGCGACCCCCACGCAGGTCGAATACATCGACGCTGTGAATGAGACGGGCAGCGCCAGGGCGGCTGCGGCCAAGCTAGGCCGCCACCACAGCGCAATAATGGCCAGCATCAAGCGGCTGGAAGCTAGGGCATCCCGGCAGGGATACAGCCCTGAACACGCCATGACGCGGCCCGTGCCTGACGGCTTTTTGCTCAAGGGGGTCAGCACATACTACAATTCAGAAGGCGAGGCGGCTGGCCAGTGGGTCAAGTCGTCTGTGGACACGGCTAGACAGGCGGAAATCTATAAGGCCGCCGCCGAAGCCATGGCGGAGGACATGCCCCGCTTTGCCGCCATACCCCGCCCCATGGCCACAAATGCCGACCTATGCAACCTGTACACCCTGACCGACAGCCATGTGGGTATGCTGGCATGGCACAAGGAAGGTGGGGATGATTGGGATCTGAGCATAGCCGAAAGAACCTTGGTTGGCTGCTTTGAACAGATGATGGCTGCGGCCCCGCAGTCTAGGGTGGGCATAGTCAATCAGCTTGGTGACTGGCTCCACTATGACGGCTTGAACGCCGTCACTCCGCTGCATGGCAATGTGCTGGACGCGGACGGGCGTTTTAGCAAGATGGCGGCTGCGGCTATACGGATATTGCGGCGCGTCATAGACTTGGCCCTGATTCGCCATGAAGTCGTCCATGTTATCCTTGCGGAAGGAAATCATGACATTGCGTCAAGCGTTTGGCTGCGTCACATGTTCAAGGCGCTGTATGAGAATGAGCCTCGCATAACCGTTAATGACAATGAATTGCCGTACTATGTCTATCAGCATGGTAGGGTCATGCTGGCCTTCCACCATGGCCATTTGTCCAAGAATGCGGCCTTGCCCCTGCTGTTTGCGGCCCAGTTTCCTGCCATGTGGGGCGAGACGACCAAGCGGTACGTCCACACGGGCCACAGGCATCACAAGGACGAAAAGGAGCATCCGGGCGTCACTGTGGTGCAGCATCCGACATTGGCAGCGCGTGACGCATATGCCGCGCGGGGCGGCTGGATCTCTGAGCGCGAGGCTACTGCCATGACCTATCACAGCCAGTTTGGGCTGGTTGCCCGCAATACGGTCACGCCAGAAATGCTGGTTACGCCATGAATGTCTCGCTTCTGGCCCTTGTTGGTATAATTTACTTAGCGGTTGCAGTGGGTTATTGGCGCGAAGGCAATGTCGGGATGTCTATATCCTTTGTGGCGTACAGTCTGGCCAATTTGGGCTTCATCCTAGCGGCATGGCGGATCTGATGACGGCGCCGCTTGTCCTGACACAAACTATTCTGGCGGCTTGCTACGACTTTCTGCGGGTGACGTCACCCTTCAAGGCCATGCGACTGCCGCCTTCCAGCGAAGTCGTGTTTCGGGTCGTCAATGATTCGGGGATATTTGCTGATTTCCGCATCGAGCGGGGCAAACCGACCATTCGGGTCAGCGCGGCCAAGAATGGGACGTTGCTGACGACCCTTTCCACAGTGGGCCACGAGATGAAGCACCTGGACCAGTGGATCAAGGGGGACCGTGAGCATCATGGCCCAAGATTTAGACGGTTTGCCGCCCGTGCAGCGGCCATATTAGGCGTTGACCCTAAATTATATTGACGATGCCACAAAATACGCGCATATTTGATAAGATTTACCCAGATTTAGTGCAAAAAAGGACATCTGATGGCCGCGCCTCCCCCCAAACACGCGCAGTTCAAAAAGGGCAATGCTGGGCGGCCCAAGGGCGTTAAGAACAAATCGACCCAGAACGCCCGTGAGGCGATTGCGCGTTTTGTGGACGGGAACGCTGACCGGCTCCAGGAATGGCTGGATGAAGTCCATGACCGGGACGGCCCGCTGGCTGCGATTAAGTGTTTTTCGGATTTGATCGAATACCATGTCCCCAAGCTGGCCCGTAACGAAATGACGGGCAAGGACGAAGGCCCGGTTGAATTGGTTGTGAAGTGGCTCGACGCTAAGAAGTAAAAATCGGATGGCGGTTAAGGAGATCAGTCTTGCCTATCAACCGCGCACCGCGTTCATGCCATTCCATGACCGGACGCAGCGGTGGGCTTGCCTTGTGGCGCATCGTCGGGCTGGCAAGACGGTTGCCGCGATCAACGACATCATACGGGCGGCGGTTACTTGCAAGTCGCCCAACCCGCTTTTTGCGTATATTGCTCCATTCCGCAGCCAGGCCAAGAGCGTAGCCTGGGATTATCTGAAGCGGTTCAGCGCTCCTATAGCGAAGGCGACAAATGAGGCAGAACTCCAAATTGATCTTGTCACAGGTGGGCGTATTCGCCTTTTTGGCGCTGATAACGCCGATGCTATGCGTGGTTTGGGTTTTGACGGTATTTTTATGGACGAGTATGGCGATTTTAGACCTTCTGTATGGGGTCATGTCATTCGTCCTACGCTTTCTGATAAGCAGGGTTGGGCGGTTTTTGCCGGGACGCCTAAAGGAAAAAATCAATTTTGGGATATTTACACCGGGGCCAAGAAAAACCCCGACGAATGGTTCCTCCTTCGATTGACGGCGACTGATAGCGGCCTTCTTCCGCAATACGAACTTGATGCGGTCAAAGCGCAAATCACGCCTGACCAATATATGCAGGAATACGAGTGCAGCTTCGAGGCGGCAATCCTCGGCGCGTTCTATGGTGTCGAAATGCGCGAGGCGGCAGACCAGGGCCGCATCAGCGCCGTGCCTTATGATCCGGCGTTGCCGACATATACTGCTTGGGATTTGGGCTTTCGGGACGACACTGCAATCTGGTGGTACCAGGTGGCCCGGAATGAAATCCACATCATTGATTACTTTGCGGTGTCGGGCGCGAGCATTGAGGACATTGCGAAGGTCGTTACGGAAAAACCCTACCATTATGGTAAGCATTATTTACCACATGATGCGCGAGCTAAAACCTTGGCTGCGCAGGGTAAGTCTGTCATTGAGCAGCTCGCGGAGTTTTTGGGGTTAGCCAACATTGCTGTTGTGCCTGACCTTGGCGTTCAGGACGGCATTCAGGCTGTTCGCATGACGCTGCCCAAATGCTGGTTTGACGAACTTAAGTGTTCGGAAGGCATTGAGGCGTTGCGTCAGTACGAGCGAGAGTTTGACGAAGACAAAAAGGCATTTCGCGCGGCACCCAAGCATAACTGGTGTTCGCATCCGGCAGACGCATTTCGTATGCTGGCTGTGGCATGGCGGGGCGAGACGCCTACAAAGATTCTTGCGAGTGAGCGCCCATTGATTGTGGGCAAAGGAAACACGGCAACGCTTAACGATATGTGGGCGTCTGCCAAACCAAAGAGAAGGGCTAGACTATGAGTGGTGTTAGCAATCCGTATGAGTATCAGTATGAACACGTTGCCGCGTCACAGACGGCGCACGTTCTTGGCGGGACGGGAGCGGTGGGCGACTATCTGCATCGTTTGATCTGCACGGTCAGCACGGCGGCGACAAGCGTTGTAACGATCTTGGACGGTTCGACTTCGCATATAATCTTGCCGAATGCTGTTGGCGGGGGCATTGGCGTTTACAACATTGAAGTAAATGCGGCGTCCAAAACCGGCGCATGGAAAGTCACGACTGGCGCTGGCGTTGAAGTTCTGGCCATGGGTATCTTCAGTGCGTAAGGCGGGTCTTTACGCAGCTATTTTGGCGAAGCAGGAACGGATCAAAGCCGGGTCGGGCGAGAAGATGCGTAAGCCGGGTGATCCTGGTGCGCCGACTGCCAAGGCGTTCAAAGAGTCTGCCAAGACTGCCAAAGACGTTAAGAAGGACAAAAAATAACATGGAATCTGACGCTAAAAAATTAGCCGACGTTCTTAAAGCCATTGTTTTGCAGAACAACATTCAAGCACGCTTAGATGTTGGAAGTGATAGTGGTAAGGCTTCAGAAATGTACATGAACAAATCCGTCAGCGCGGATGTTCCGCTTTATCAAACAGAAAATGACGATTTAACATTAAGCCCCCGCGTTGATTTTCCGTCTTACGGCGGGCGCTCATTTAAACCTAACTATGGCGTCCGCCTTGGTTACAAAGCAAACTGGTAAGGAATACCCTATGCCCATCGACCCGCAGAGAATGGCCGCGATTTTGCAGCGTATCCAGCCCGCCAATCAGGGCGGTGCGCCTATGCCCGCGCCTGGCGGCGCTCAGATGGGCGGCCCGCCGATGCCCCCGCCTGACATGGCTCCGATGGGCGCTCCGCAGGGCGTCCCCATGCAGATCAACGGCACAATGACGCCGCAGCCAATGGGCGGCCCGCCTCCTGGCATGGCTCCGCGTCCCATGATGCCGCCCGGTGGGATGCCGCCGCGTTAAGGAATTAGGTCATGGTTGATAATACAGAAAGATTATCCCAAATCATGCAGCGCATGCAGGTGTCCAATCAAAGGACATTGGGCAATCGTTTCGGTGGCGGGTACAGCGGTGCATCCAGCGCAACTGCGCCAACGCCGCCGTCTGAGCAGATAGATTTTTCAAGAAATACGCTTTCACCGCCATCAATGGCAGAGCCTGACGATACTGGGCCAGGGCAGCAAATGCCGTCTGTTATTCAGCCGCCTGCTTCCGGCAATGTTGGTATGCCGTCTGGCGGCAATGCGTATTCCGGCAACCAGCCGGGCGTATCGCCATCTACGCGCGATCTGTATTCATTGCCTGATTATAGCGGCGGGATGCGCGGAGGCATGGGCGGCGATGACCGTCTTGACAGGCTTTTGAAGATGCTTTCCAGCTACATGGGATCGCAGAATGGACAGCCTAGCCCCGCGCCACCGCCTGCGGCAGCCCAAGAAGGCATAGGGTACGTACCCGTCATTGGAGTAGGCACCCCAGGGCAGGCCACGCCTGATATGCAGAGCGCTGTTGGTTCAAATGGTTTAGATTTTGGTATGACAAACGATCCTGCTGAACAAGCTAGAAGGCAAGCACAACAGAGAATGGATTTTCAAGCGGCTAATCCGGGGCAATCTATGGATAATGCTCTTAAAGGATTAACCCCCGGCGGTTTAACTGCTGCCACCATGCAATATACACCTGAAGATTATAAAAGAGACGAAGCGCTTCGCGCTTCTGGATTACTCAACAATTTTGGATATTAATAATATGGCATTGGAAAAAGTCGATTCGACTGTCCAGAGACTTCTTAGCAATATTCATACTTACAACAATGAATATAAGAAGTGGGAAGCGCGTACTACGAAGATCATTCGCCGTTACCGCGATGACCAGGGTACTAGCTCCGGCATGAACGAAGCCGCGCGGTTCAACATCCTGTGGTCCAACGTCAGCACGTTAGTTCCGGCTGTGTATGCCAAGCTGCCCAAGGCCGATGTCTCACGGCGTTTCGGCGATAACGATCCCGTGGGCCGTGTTGCGTCTTTGCTGATCGAACGCGCCCTTGATTATGAGATTGAGCATTACCCTGATTTTCGTTCGTCTATGCGTCATGCTGTAGAAGATCGTTTTCTTGGCGGGCGCGGCGTGTCGTGGGTGCGCTATGACCCGCATATCAAGCAGCAGGACGTTCCCGAAGATGGCTACCAAATCACCGAAGACATTGAAGAAGGCGAAAGCAGCGAAACGGAAGGCGACATCCTCAACCAAACAGCCGGAAACGATGGTCCCCCTGAAGAGATTGATTATGAGTGCGCCCCCACCGATTACGTTCATTGGAAGGATTTCGGCCATTCTTGCGCGCGTACTTGGGAAGAAGTAACCCAAGTCTGGCGCTGGGTGTATATGTCCAAGGATGCCGTAGCGGAACGCTTTGGCAAGAAGGTTGCCAAGAAGATTTCGTTTAACAGCAGCCCAGACAGCCTGACGAAGTACGGCCAATCGTCTAAGAACAACGACAAGGCCAAGATTTGCGAACTGTGGGACAAGGAAACCGCTAAGGTTTACTGGCTCATGGATGACTATGTTGAACTGCTGGACGAGCGCAACGACCCGCTAGACTTGGAAGGCTTCTTCCCCTGCCCCAAGCCGCTGTACGCGACCACGACTAGCGATAGCCTCATCCCAGTGCCTGACTTCATCCTGTATCAAGATCAGGCCAACGAACTCGATATCCTGACTGACCGCATTGACGGCCTAGTCAAATCCCTGCGCGTCCGTGGTGTGTATGATGCTTCGCAGCCAGCACTACAGCGTTTATTGACGGAAGGGGACAACAATACGTTGATCCCCGTCGATAAATGGATGGCCTTCAGCGAGAAGGGTGGCCTGAAGGGTTCTATCGACCTTCTGCCCATCGAGACGTTGGCCTCCGCGCTCATTAATTGTTATCAGGCACAGGCCAACATTAAGGGGCAGATTTATGAAATCACGGGTATTTCAGACATTCTGCGCGGCGCTGGCGCGGCTTCTGAATCGGCCACGGCCCAGCAGCTTAAAGGGCAATATGCAGGGCTGCGACTGCGCGCTATGCAGGAAAGCGTTGCTTTATTCGCAAGCGAATTACTGAGGCTTAAGGCGCAGATTATCTGCACCAAGTTCCAACCTGAAACTATCCTGCGTCTAGCTGCGGCTGACCAAATGTCTCCTGCTGATAAGCAGATGATCCCGCAAGCCTTGCAACTGATGCAGGATAGTCCCCTTCGTTCGTTCCGCATCCAGGTTGCCGCTGACAGTCTGGTCCAGCTTGACGAGAACCAGAACAAACAAGATCGCATGGAGTTCATGAACGCGTTCAGCAACTTCCTGCGGGAAGCTGTACCGGCTGGTCAGGCATCGCCTGAGATGGTGCCGATGCTGATGGACATGATGAAGTTTGGCCTTGGTGGGTTTAAGCAGGGCGCTATCATGGAAGGGTCGATTGACGCGGCTTTGCAGCAGATGATCGCGTCTAATGCCCAGAAGGCCCAGAACCCGCAGCCCAATCCTGAGATGCTCAAGGCCCAGGCGGCTGAGAAGACTGCCCAAATGAAGGTTCAGGCTGATGTGCAGTCCCAACAGGCCCGCGCCCAGGCTGATATGCAGATTGAGCAGATGAAGATGCAGATGGAGGCGCAGCTAGAGACGCAGCGCCAGCAGCACGATGCCCAGCTCAAGATGCAGGAACTTGCTGCCAAGGAGCAGTACGAACGCTGGAAGACGGAACTGGACGCTGCCACAAAGATCATGGTTGCCCGCATTGGTGCCAACCCAGGCATGGACATACCAATGATCGAGGCTCAACAGGCGGCGGCTGACACCATCACCAAGGAACTTGGCGATAACGTCCGCATGGCCATGGACCAGATGACCAACGCCCAGAACAACATGGCGAATATGCACAGCGAGTCCATGCAGCGGCTGCACGATGTCATACGGGCTGCCAGTGCGCCCAAGCGTATCGTTCGCGGCCCTGACGGCAGGGCGGTTGGCGTTGAGCCTGTCCCAGTTGCTCCGCAGGGGATGATCCAGTGATTACGACGACCAAAGGCAACATGGACGAAGCGTTGCTCGACAAGCGCGAAGGCCAGTTTGAGGACGACAATGAATCAACTACTTGGGTTGAATACTGGGATGGCGATGAAATGGTCCACCGCTCGGTCCATGTCCATCTGAAGAAACCCATGATTTCCGTAACTGAAATTGGAGGCTTTTCGTGAGCAACACTCAAGCAATGTGTACGTCCTTCAAGGGCGAGATTCTTTCTGGCATTCACGCCCTTGGTACGACTGTCATTCGGGCTGGCACGGGGGCGGACACGCTCAAGGCCGCGCTGTACCTAGCCTCAGCCACGATCAACGCGGCCACCACGGCTTATACTGTAAGCGGCGAAGTCTCTGGCGCGGGATACTCGGCTGGCGGCGTTACTGTCACAAATGCCACGGACCCCACGACTAGCGGCACGACTGGCTATTGGACGCCTTCAGCCAGCCTGACCTACACGACTGTCACGCTGACCACGGCCTTTGATTGCGTTCTGATTTACAACTCGACCCAGAGCAATAAAGCCATTTCGGCCCATACCTTTGGCTCGCAGACTGTGACAGCCGGGACGTTTACCCTGACCATGCCAGTTAGTGACGCGACGAACGCCCTTATCCGCATTGCTTAACTCCTATGGCGCAGGGTCCATGGGACACAGGCACATGGGATAGCGCCCTTTGGGATAGCCTCCCAATTACGGGCAACGCTGCTACGGGATCACCCGGCAGCGTAGGCGTAGGTGCGCGTACCGTTGCCCTGACAGGCGTACAGGCCACTGGGGCGGTAGGGACACAAACCCCGTCCGAAGACACCGCCCTGACCGGGAATGCCGCCACAGGGGCCGCAGGGAGCGTTACACCCAGCACCACAATAGCCCTGACTGGCGTCCAAGCCACGGGCCAAGTCGGCACCGAAAGCAGCGGGACCACCATTGCCCTGACTGGCGTCCAGGCCACAGGGCAAGTCGGCACGGTTAGCCACGGCGGCATATCGTTTGACCTGACTGGCGTAGGGGCCACCGGCACGGCTGGCAACGTAATCTACGTCCCAGCCCCAATTATCATTGTCGATGACACCCATGACGGCGACTATCACAAGAAGCTAAAGAAGCGGTTTGACAAGGAAAATCAACGGCTTAAGCGCAAGCGTGACGATGTTATTGCGGCGTATGAGCGTATTGTTGAAGGCAAGCCAGCCCTAGCTAAAGAACTCACGGCTGGGTTTGAAGTAAAAGCCAAGTCTAGCAAAAAGACCGGCAAGTCATTACCCAGCATAGATTTTGATAAGCTAATTAATGACTTAGACCGCACTGAGCGTCTTTGGAACGAATATTTAGAAATGGAAGATGAAGATTTAATGGTACTTCTATGAGCAAATACAGAGCAATATACGACAGAAAAGGCTTGCTGGCTGAATACGAAAACGAAGAACTCGTATGGGTCCGTGAAGAATTCGGAAAGACTAGCAAAGCAAAGCACCAAATAATGCTTGACATTCAACCATATAAGAGCATGGTGGACGGCAGTATGATTACTTCGCGCTCTCAGCATAGAGAGCATTTGCGTCGGCATAATTGTTTTGAAGTGGGCAACGAAAAGATGGAAGCCCCCAAGCCGGTTCAAGTGTCTAGGGAAAAGCGCATTAAGGTTTTACGGGAACAGCTTTGGAATGTTTCCGACAGGGACTGCGATAGAGTTTTAGACCAACTTAGGAGACGATGAACTTGGACACCCAAGATCAGATCATTCCCGACGACGACGACAAGGCCATTGACCGCAAAGAGCTACTGGCCCAGCAGTTTGACGAAGTAGATACGAGCGAACCGGAAGCGCCCAAGGAATCCAAGCCCCGCGCCAAAAACGGCAAGTTTGTGGCCCAGGAAGACGCCGAAGAAGCGCCAGCCGAAGAACCCGTCTGGAAACGCCCCCCTTCCTCTTGGAAGCGCGATTATCACGAAGTCTGGCAGACCGCCGATCCCCGCTTGCAGGAATACGCCTACAAGCGTGAGGAAGAAATGCGGGCTGGTATTGAGCCTTTGCGCTCAAAGGCCCAGTTTGCCGACCAGATGAATGAGGCTATCCAGCCTTACCTAAACACCATTCAGGGCCTTGGTATTGACGCTCCCCGCGCCGTGAAGGCGCTCATGGAAGCTGACCATGTGCTGCGTAATAGCCCACCTGACCAGAAGCGGGCATACCTTGCCAGTCTGGCCCGGTCCTATGGAATTAATTTGGGTGATGCGGAGTCGTACCCACAAGGCGCTCCGGTTGACCCTAATTATTATGCTCTCCAGAACGAACTGAATAATGTTCGCGGAGAGATCAGCAATTTCAAACAGCAGCAGGAACAGGCTGAAAACCAATCTCTGCTGGGTGAAATCAACAACTTTGCCAGTAAGGCAGAGTATTTTGAAGAAGCGCGTCCGACCATGATTCAGCTCCTACAGAGCGGTGTGGCGGGTACGTTAGAAGAAGCCTATGAAAAGGCTATTCGCCTTAACGACGATCTTTTCCAGCAGACCCAGCAACGCTCACAGGCAGAAGCTGCGGCTCAGAAATCATTGTCGGCCAATCGGGCTGCGAAATCGGCTAAGGCGGCAGCGGTTAGCGTCAAAAGTTCCACACCCGGCACTAAGACTACGACCAAAGCGCAAGATAGACGCTCTATGCTGCTCGAACAATTCGACAGTGTGAACGAGCGTTTTTGATAAACTGATGAAAGGACTACCCAATGGCTTTCGCCAATAGTTCGATCAGTGACATCATTGCGACCAATATTCAGAGCCGCAGTGGTGAACTGGCCGATAACGTGACGAACAACAATGCGTTGCTTCGTCGTCTTAAAGATCGCGGTAACGTGAAGACCTTCAGCGGCGGTAACGTCATTCTGCAGGAAATCATGTACAACGATGACAGCACCAACAACACCAACAGCTATTCTGGCTATGAAGTGTTGAACGTGTCGCAGAACAGCCCGATTTCGGGTGCTCAGTTCTCGATCACTCAGTATGCCTCGGCGGTGACGATTTCCGGTCTGGAAATGATCCAGAACTCCGGCAAGGAAGCCATCATCGACCTGCTAGATGGTCGCATGAATGTTGCGGAAGCGCAGCTTGTGAACCGTATCGGCGGCGACATCTATCTGGACGGCACTGGCAACAGCGGTAAGAACATTACCGGCCTGGCTGCTGCTGTTCCTGATTCGCCTTCGACGGGCACATACGGCGGCATCAACCGCGCGTCGTTCTCGTTCTGGCGGTCGGTTGCCTATTCCGGTGTGACCAACGGCGGTTCGGCTGTTACTGCCTCGAACATCCAGCAGTACATGGATGCCCTGGCCGTGCAGCTTATCCGTGGTACGGACAAGCCTGACCTGATTGTTGCCGACAACAACTACTATCGCCTGTACCTGCAGTCGTTGCAGTCCATCCAGCGCATCTCGGATTCCGGTTCGTCGATGGCTGGCGCTGGCTTTGCCTCGCTGAAGTATTATGGCGCTGGTATGGCGTCGGACGTTGTGCTTGACGGTGGTATCGGCAATGCCGCGACTGCCAACCATATGTGGTTCCTGAACACCAAGTATCTGCTGTTCCGCCCCCATGCGGTTCGCAACTTTGTTCCGATTGGCGGCGAACGTCAGGCGGTCAATCAGGACGCGATCGTGAAGCTGATCGGCTGGGCTGGCAATCTGACCTGCTCTGGTGCGCAGTTCCAGGGCGTTTTGATAGCCTGATGCAAAAATGAAGGATTAGAAAATGGCTTATTCTTTCACTGAAAATCGCGCTGGTATGCTCCAGATTGCGAATACTGACTCCGGCATCAGCACGACTTCGCCCGCCGGGGTTGTTACGACTATCCCGACCCCGCCGGGTACGCTCGGCATGGTGGCGCGGGCTTTTGACCCGACCTACGGCGAAGGCGAGTTCATTCTGCTTGTTGGCGTTGCCAGCACTGTGGTTGGCTCGCTTGTGACCTACAACGCGACGACCTACCAGACCACCCTGTCGGCCAATACGGCCAACCAGGCGACCCCGGTGGCCGTTGCAATGTCGGCCAACACCGCCGGTCTGTTCGGCTGGTATCAGATTGGCGGCCTCGCGGTTGTCAAGAAGACTGCCGTTGCCGTCAACGCCCAGGTTCCCGTTTACCAGTCTGCCACTGTGGGCCGCGTTATGCCCACCGCTGCGTCTGGCAAGCAGGTTCTGGGCGCTCGCTCTGCCAACCTTGCCACTGTGGCTTCGGGTGTTTCGACTGTTATCGTGTCGATCAACCGTCCGCATTTGCAGGGTGCCGTTGCCTAATGATCGTACCGTCTAATTTAGATGATACGATTCCTATCGTGTGCAACACGGAGGATCACGAGATTTTCGGCAACATAACTGCTGCCGTTGCTCGTGATCTTCCGTGGTTGCAGCTTTCTGAGCCGCACGACGGGGTAGCTGTGATTGTGGGGGGCGGGCCTTCTATGAAGCCCCTGCTCCCCATGATTGCCGGTCACAAGGCGGCTGGACAGGCAATTTTTGCCGTAAATGGCACAATTCCGACCCTAGCCAGCGTTGATGTGACCCCGGACTATTTTGTGCTTTTGGACGCCAGAGCGCACAATCAGGGCTTTGTTCACCCGAATAAGGCCACCAAGTACCTTATCGCGTCCCAGTGCAGCCAGGGCGTGTTTGATGCCCTGGGCGGCCATGACGTTACCCTGTGGCACCCGGCTTACCCAGGCATTCAGGACTATATTGGTGATCGTCTTTGCGCCCTGATCGGCGGCGGTACGACTGTGGGCCTTCAGGCCATGAGCATCGCCTTTGCCATGGGTTATCGGAATATTCACCTGTACGGCTTTGATTCCAGCTATTCCAAGGCTGGCGACGGCCATGCCTATGAGCAAGCGGCCAATGCTGCCGACCCGCGCGAAAGCTATTGGGTGGGCGGCAAGGAATACATCTCGACCCCTTGGATGGCCCGCCAAGCCATGGAGTTTCAGACCGCCGCCCAGCAGCTTGCGGACGAAGACGCGGTTATCCAGGTCCACGGCCACGGGCTGCTTCCGGCCATCGCCAAAGCCATGTCTGAGCCGCCCCCGGCCATGTCAGAAGTCCAGAAATACGAAGCCATGTGGCAGACCCCGCTTTACCGGGAAGTCGCCCCCGGCGAGTCGTTTGCGGAGCATTTTATCGAAATTGCCGACCCCAGGCTGACGGATGTGATCGTTGATTTTGGCTGCGGCACGGGCAGGGGCGGCAAGAAAATTGCCGATCTGACTCGCTGCGAAGTGCAACTCGTTGATTTTGCTGATAATTGTCGGGACGAAGGCAATAATCTGCCCTTTACGGTGGCCGACCTGACCAAGCCTATCGGCGTCAGCGGCAATATTGGCTACTGCACGGACGTTATGGAGCATATCCCGCCGGGGGATGTGCCTGATGTTATTCAAAATATTATGGATTGCGTTGATAGCTGCTATTTCAAAATAGCCCTATTTGACGATAGTATGGGAAAGCTGATCGGTCACCCGCTTCATCTATCCGTGTTTCCTAGCGAATGGTGGCAAGAGAAATTTTCCGCTTATCACATTGAGTACGAGCATTCGGATAATGGCGATGCCTGTCCGTATGCCACGTTTTACGTTCAAAACCCTAAATAAAGGACCAAATCATGGCTATTCCTTCACGCATCCTGGCCTCTGGCAATTCCCCGCTGGCGACCATTTCCATCGCTGGCGACGGCGCGACTGGTCTTGTTGCGGTTGGCACCAATCAGGCGACTGCTCTGCAGCTTTCGGCTGTTTTTAATGCCATTACCACATCGTCAGCCTCTACTGGATTGAAGCTGCCGCCCTGCGAAGCTGGCGCGGTTGTCTTTATCTATAATCTGAGCGGTCAGACGCTGCAGATTTACACCAACGAAACCAGCGGCGTCACCATGAATGCCGCCGTTGCTGGCTCGACTGGTGTTGCTCTGGGCAATACCAAGACTGCAATCTGCTTTGGCACTTCCGCCACCACCTGGGCTGTTACTGCGGCCCTGTCTTCCACGTAAGGAGTAATTTATGCCTTTGGATAGCGATATTGCTAACGCCGATTCTCACCTGCACGTTGAGTTCTATGTGCATGATAAGGCTCCATTTAAGGATGTGCCTTTTGTGAGGATCATGGTGCCTGGCGATAAGACTAACATCATTGAGCAGCCCGTTCGGGAATATCACAAGGAACGGTTTATTCGTCAGTGGCTTTATTTCCAGTCCAAGAACGACGACGGCCAGATTATCGGCACAAAGTTGACCGATTGGAACAATGACGCCCCCAATGATCTCAATGACCACCAGATGGCAGAATTGCAGATTCTGAAGTTCCAGACCGTCGAGCAGGTTGCGACGGCTACGGACGCCCAATTGCAGCGTATTGGCATGGGTGCCGTCGGACTTCGCGAGCGCGCAAGGGATTACCTTACGCAGAAGAATCATTCCGAAAGTAGTTCTGAATTGGCAAAGACCCGTAGCGAATTGGATGAGCTGAAAGCCCAAATGGCTTTGCTCATGTCCCAGCGCAAGCCGGGTCGGCCACGCAAGGAAGATGTAGATGTCCAGTACGACGATGCTTCAGTTGGTGCAGCAGGTCACCAATGAACTAGGCGTCCCTACACCGACAACGGTTGCGGGAAATACGAACCAAGACGTTATCCAGATTCTTGCGTTGATGAACGCTTCTGGGTACGAATTGCTGCGTAAGGCCGATTGGCGCGAACTTACCATTCCGTACAGCTTCTTTACGGAATATGTGACTACAACGGGCGACTACACGACTACCGCGCTGACCATTACCAACATCCCGTCCACGGCTGGGTTGGACACGACTTATATGGTCGTTGGCACTGGCTTTCCCAATGCCACGTTCATCACCAGCGTGGATTCTGGTACGCAGGTCACAGTCTCGGCTTACTCGACCAGCGCCGTTACCGCTGGCACGATCTATTTCCAGAAGGTCAAGTACGACCTGCCGTCTGACTATGACAGCATCGTGCCGCGTACACAGTGGGACAAGAGCAAGCATTGGGAAATGCTTGGCCCGGAAAGCGCCCAGCAGTGGGAATGGCTTCTCAGCGGCTTTATTAGCACCGGCCCGCGTATCCGTTGGCGCTTGTTGGGTAGCTATTTCCAAATTTGGCCGGGTTATTCAAACAATGAAAATCTGGGCTTTGAGTACCGTAGCAAGGGTTGGGCGAAGGCAGCCAATGGCGATGTGAAGAATAGCTTCACGGTTGACACTGATACCTGCATTTACCCTGACCGCGTTATGGTCCTGTCCACGAAACTTAAGTACTTCCAAGCCAAGGGCTTCGACACAACTGCGCTCTACCGCGACTACATGGTTGAATTTGACACTTCCGTAGCCCAAGACACATCGTCGGCTAATCTGTCATTCGCCCCGCGCCCAGGTTCCGTGCTGATCGGATGGGACAATATCCCGGATAGCGGTTATGGCAATTAGCACACGCGCCATGGTCCAAGGTACAGCGGCTCAAGTGCAGTCGCTGCCTGCCCCGTTGGGCGGTTGGAACGCGCGTGACAGCCTTGCCAACATGGAGCCTACAGACGCAGTAACGCTCATCAATATGTTCCCGACAGTCAGCAGCCTGACTATGCGGGGCGGCTATTTCAAACACGCCACTGGCCTTGATGGCAAAGCCCAGACCATCATGGTCTACAACGGCGGCGCAACGTCAAAGATGTTTGCCGTCACTAGTACGGGCAAAATTTATGATGTGACTGCAACGGGGGCTGTTGGCTCCCCGGTTGTCACTGGCTTGACCAACGGTATCTGGGAATACATCAACATCACTACGGCTGGCGGCAGCTACATTATGGCCGTTAATGGCGTTGATGACGCCCTGCTATACAATGGCACCACTTGGTCAAACCCGACCATTACGGGCGTGACCGACAACAATCTGTCCAATATCACGCTGTTCAAGAACCGTGTTTGGTTTATTGAGAAAAACACGCTGAAAGCCTGGTATTTGCCAACTAGCTCAATTGGCGGCGCGGCTCAATATATCGACATGAGTTCTATTTGCCGCCTTGGTGGTCGCTTAGTTGATCTGGACACTTGGACGCTTGACGCTGGCTATGGTGTTGATGACAACATTGCCTTTATTACCAGCGAAGGCGAAATTGTTGTCTTTCGCGGCACCGACCCGGCCAGCGCGGCCACATGGTCCCTGATTGGCGTTTGGAACATGGGATCGCCAGTTAGCGCCCGTTCCATGCTCAAATGGGGCGGCGACCTGTTGGTACTGACATATGACGGCTTGATGCCCTTTGCCGCATCGCTGCAATCCAGCCGCCTAGACCCCCGTGTTGCCCTGTCTGACAAGATACAGGGCGCGATTACGGCGGCGACAACCCAATATGGCGGAAGCCACGCTGATGTCGGATGGCAGATTTATGCCACTGCCAAGTTTAACGCTGTCTGGATCAACGTCCCAGTGGCTGACGGCCAGCAGCAGCAGTACGTTATGAACACCATCACAAAGTCTTGGTGCCAATTTATAGGCTGGGCAGCATATTGCTGGGAAACGCTTGGCGAAGAGCCTTATTTTGGCTCAGATGGCTATGTCGGCCATGCCTGGGATGATGCGTACATAGATGACACCAGCAATATCACAACAACCACGCTCCAGGCGTTCAACTATCTAGGCGCTCGCGGCGTCAAGAAGTATTTTACCCGCGCCAGGCCAAGCATCTTCAGCAATGGCAATCCGACCATTGGCATGGGCATGAATATTGACTTCGATACGTCCGATACCACGGCCCCTGTAACATTTACAGGCTCGTCCTACGGCATCTGGGATGCGGCGACAAGCACTTGGGACACGGCCCTGTGGGGCGCTGACTTGGCGATCCAGAACACATGGCTGGGCATTACGGGCATCGGCTATTGTGGCGGTCTACAGATGAAGACGGCGAGCAGCGGCATCCAGATACAATGGGCTTCAACAGATGTGGTGTATCAAACCGGATGGGCGGGCGTATAGTTAGCGGGCCGCACATCGGAAGATGGGTGGCTGAGAAAATTAATGGCGTCTATCACGAAGGTGATACCGCTATTGGATTAGTAAAAGACGGCAAGATTATTGCGGGAGTATTGTACGAGAACTGGAATGGCCGATCAATTATGGCTCACATGGGCATCGAAGGGCGTTTGACGCCAGCCTATCTTGGAGCGGTTTTTGACTACGCCTACAACGTTTGCAATGTCGATAAGGTGATATTGCCAGTCGGAAGTACAAACGCAAAGAGTATGAAATTGGTTGAAAAAATGGGGTTTGCGGAAGAAGGCAGAATAGCCGACGCAAGCCCCGAAGGTGACATAGTAATTTATACGCTTAAAAAAGCGTATTGCAGGTTTTTAGGAGATCGTTATGGGAAAAAGTTCAGCACCGCCGCCGCCCGCAGCGCCTAATTACGCTGCCGCAGCTACTGCTCAGGGTGCGGCCAATGTTGATGCCGCGCGCCAGTCCGCAGTTCTCAGCAACCCTAATATCATCAGCCCGTATGGCAATCAGACGGTTACATATAACCAGTCTAAAAAGGTAGATCAGGCTGGCTATGACCAGGCCATGCAGAACTATCAAAACCAGCAGGGCCAGCGGGACGAGTATGGCAATGCCATAGATCAAGGCGCGGCACCTGATATTTCACAGTTTACGACGGCTGGCGATATGCAGCCTACCGTCACCCAGACGCTGACGCCTGAAGCGCAGAGAACGCTTGAATCTCAGCAGCGCGTTCAGCGCAGCCTTGCCGATCTAGGCCAGCAGGGCATTACGACTGCCCAGAACGTCATGGGTACGCCTTTCCAATACAGAGGCCCTGAAATCCAGACTTCTCTTGGCCAGCAGATGCCGGTCAATTATGGACCTGCCATGGGCCAGTACGGCATGGCTGGTAGCGTTGCCCCCGGCGCGTATGGTCAGGCTGGGAGCGTTGGGGCTGGTCAGTATGGCATGGCGCAGGGCGTGGACGCCGGGGCTTATGGTCAGGCGCAGGGCGTCAATGCCGACCAGTACGGCAATCTAAGGACCGGCGCGGATATGTCCGGGGTGGCTAGAATGCCGGTCAATGCGGGCATGACAGGTCAACAGGCCATTATGAACCGCCTCCAGCCGCAGCTTGCCCAGCAGTCTGCCGCTACTGCCCAGCAGCTTGCCAATCAGGGCATCACGCCGGGGTCTGAGGCGTGGAACAACGCCATGCGCGAGCAGCAGCAGGGTCAAAACGACCTGCTTAGTCAGGCTGCCTTGCAGGGCATTGGCCTTGACATGAGCGCCAACCAGCAGGGCTACGGTCAGGCTATGGGTCAGGCTGGGCTGTATAATGCCGCTCTGGGTCAGGGCTTTGGTCAGGCCGCCCAAGCGCGGCAGATGGGCAATCAGGCTATCGGCCAGAACTTTGGGCAGGGCTTACAGGCCAACCAAGCTCGCAATCAGGCCATTGCCCAGAACTATGGGCAGGGCATGAGTTCCCAGCAGCTTCTGAACCAAGCTATCGGCCAGAATTACGGCCAAGCCATGAGTTCGCAGAACCAAGCCAATGCCGCAATGGGCCAGAATTACGGTCAGGCCGGGGCTTCGGCTGGGTTGTATAATCAGGCTGCCGCCCAGCAGTTTAACCAGAACCTTGGCGCGGCCCAGTTCGGAAATACGGCTGCTCAGCAAGCCCTTGCTCAACAGCTTGGCTTGTATAACCAGCCCCTGAACCAGATCAGCGCCCTAATGAGCGGGTCGCAGATACAAGCCCCGCAGTTCCAGTCATACGCCGGCCAGAACATTCAGGCTGCGCCCGTCTTCCAAGGCGTCCAACAGCAGGGTCAGGCCGCGATGGATCAATACGGTATCCAGGCTAATCAGGCGGCGGCTAACAATCAGGGCATGATGGGTATGCTCGGCAGCGTTGCCGGTGCGGCAGGTATGGCGTTCTGATGCTAGGATTGGCTTTCTCAGGCGGTAAAGACTCGCTGGCTTGCTGGTATATGTACCGCGAGCAGCAGCCTGTCGTTCTGTGGGTCAATACCGGCAAGGCTTACCCGGAAACCATTGCAATCGTTAACGAAATAAAGGCAGAAGCCAAAGAATTCATTGAAATACCGTCTGACCAGCAAGCCCAGATTGAGCGGACTGGCATCCCGTCTGATGTCGTTCCCGTCGATTGGACGGTGTTTGGTATGACCATGACTGGTCCTAAGCCGGTCAAAATCCAGACATATTTTAGCTGCTGCCATGAGAATATAGCCGTTCCGCTGCTCAAGGCGGCTAAAGACCGTGGGATTACCAGCCTGGTGCGCGGCCAGCGGCTAGACGAAGACCATAAATCTACTGCTGTGGACGGCTCAATTGTCGATGGCATTACCTTCGTCCAGCCCTTGGAAACATGGACGGCGGAGCAGGTCTTCGCGTTCATCCTCCAGCACCGGGCCGCTTTACCTGACCACTATGCCATCAAGCACACGAGCCTAGATTGCTATGATTGCACCGCCTATTTGGGCCAGTCGGCTGACCGTGTGGCTTGGACAAAGCTGAAATACCCTGAATTTTATGCTAAATATGCAGTCAACATGGCCGATTTGAAGTCGGCGCTGGCTCCATCTATGAAGATATTGGAGGCTTTCAATGGCTGAACCTGACGAAAAGCCTTGGTGGGAAAGCATTAAGACATCCCTGACCGCCCCATCCACGCCGGAAGACCAAGCTAAGGCCATGAAATTGGCCGCTTTGCTTCAGGCCCAGGGCGACAGTGGTTTGGAAACCACCGCCTATAAGGGCATCCACGCCATGCCTTCGGCGGCGGCAGGCTTTGGAAACGCGCTCCTGAAGGGCGTTTCTGGCTATATGTCTAATAGACCTGACCCGCTTGCCGCTGTTGCATCGACCCCAATGATTAAGATTCCGGGTAACTAAAATGGCTGAAGAATCATATTTCAATCAATATGTTGTCAATCCTATCCAGAACGCATTCACTAGCCTGACCAAGGGTGAAGACCTGTCAGGCTTGCCGTATGAGGCTCAGGCGGCGGCCATTGCCAAGCGGCAGAAGCTGGCCGAATTGTTGATGCAGCAGGGCCAGCAGCAGCCCGAAGTCCTGACCTATAAGGGCATCGCAGCCCAGCCTTCCGTTGCCGGTGGCTTAGGCAAGGCGCTCAGTCAGTTTATGGGCGCGTATATGGGCGGTAAGGCTGATGAAGCCTTGACCGCTGCTAAGGCTAAGGAAACCAAGGACGTTAGCGACATATTTGCTAGCTTGGCTGATAAGCCTGACGTTAAGACGGAAGGCTATTATCTCCCGTCAGAACAACCTAGCAAAACCATGCCTATTGGTATGCCGCGCGGGGCTACATCCTTTATGCCGGAAGGCGAGGCAAGCAACATGGGAGCATATGTCCCAGGTACGTTTACGCCTGGGCAGAAACTTAGCAGGTCGGAAAAGACCAATCGCATTATGGCTGCTATGGCAACGCACCCCAGCATGGCGGCAATTGCGCCTATGTATATGCAGAATATGCAAAATGAAGTGGAAGATACGCGGTATTTGACCACCCAAGAACGGTTAAACAGACAAGAAGCTTTCGAGGCAAAGAAGCGCGATGAAGATGTGCAATATCGCACCGAACGCGCAAAAGAAGCCGACAGGGTTGCTAGAGAAGAAGCTGCTGCTAGGCGGCAAGCCCACGCGGATTCTGTTGCACTTCGTCAGGTTACGGCTGCCGGACCGTCAAAGGCTTACACAGTTACAGGCAAAGATGGCAAGACCACCAACTTTTTTGGCACTAACGCAGAGGCCCGCGCCCTTTCTTTGCAAGGAAACAGAGTTGTTGAAGGCGGCGTAGTGCCGAAGGCGCTTCCCACAAGGGTGGCCGGTGAATTGGCCGACAAAGCCTCGGCTTATGATGTAACAAAATCCTTGAAAGACGATTTTAAGCCGGAATACACAAAATTGGGCGTTGCTGGTTTTGGCGGTGATTACGTTTTGGCCCAGAAAAAGAAATACAGCGAAAATGATCCAGCAGTTCAGTGGTGGAATGCTTACAACACAAAGGCTGGGCAAATACGTAATAAATTGTATGGCGCATCTCTTACGCCGTCCGAAATTGAAGAATGGTTTAAAATTGCAGTAAACCCCAATATGGACGCAACCACGATACAGGCCAACCTTGAGCGGCAGCGCCAGTTGGAAGAAAATGCTATGAATAGAGCAGTTAACAATCAAATGAGTTCTGGATATTCAAGGGAAAGTATTGAAGGAAGCACTGGTTACCCGGCTGATTATTACAAATTTAACAAACCGCGAGCGGTAATTCCCGATAAGCCAGTGGACAACTCGGAAGCTGGTAAAAGAGCGCGGCTCGCTGCGGCAAACGCAGCTTTAGCGGCGGGAGCAAACTAATGGCTTGGACAGCAGCGGACGAAGCTGAATTACTGGCAGCCGAAGCCAAGGTGGCACAGCTACCCAAGGCCAAAAACCCAGAACTTTCCCTTGGCGAGTCAGCAATGGCTGGCCTTAAAAAACTGCCGGGACAAGCCCTTGGCGCTGCCGTTGATGTTGCCAAAGCTGTGCCTAGTATGGCTTGGGAAGTTATGAAGCCTGATTTCTTACGCACGGACGAAGAAAACAAACAACAGGCACAAAATTTTCAAAACATTCTTTCTGGCGTGAAAAATATTGGGCTTGGCGCGGTTCAGCAAGTCCGAAATCTTTCGCCTGAACAGTATCGCGGCAGCGCCCCGGCGTATGACACATCAGCCATCCAAGCCGTTGAAAACGCTTTGTATGACCGCTACGGCAATTACCGCAATATCAAGAATACAATGGCTACTGATCCAGGCGGTATGGCGCTCGATGTAGGTTCAATCGTCGCCCCAGCGTTGGGAACGGTTGGTAAATTGGGCCGAACGGGCGAAATGGTTGCTACGGCTGGCCGCGCTATCAACCCCGTGACATTGCCTCAGAAAACTGCTGCGCTGCTTGGAAAAGTAGGGGGGTTTGTTAACCGCAAGGCTGTTGAACCCAGTGTTTCTAATGCCCTTGGGTTCACAACTGGTGCCGAAGCCGGGTCTATCCGCGAAGCTGCCAAGGCTGGCTATGGGTCAGTTGTAGGCGGTGAAGAAGCCGCTTCTGCCGCCAAGGCGTTTCAAGACCAGTTAAGGATTGATTTTAAGGCCGGAGCAAGCCCGCGCGATGCGCTTGATTTGGCACAGGACGCCCTTGCTAATGCCAGGGCGGCAAAAACGGCTGAATATAAAGCTGGGATTGCCAAAGCAATTGGCGGAAAAACCGAAGCCCTTGATTTCGACCCCATTGATTCAGCTATTAAAAAATCTTCTGAAGTTGGCTCTTTTGAAGGTAAAACAATTTCCGGCAGTGCTGAAAAGGTAAAGGAAGCTATTCAAAGCGTTGTTGATGATTGGCGTCAATCTGACCCAAGTAAGTTCCATACCGCAGAAGGTTTGGACGCACTTAAAAAGAAGATTGGCAATCTTGCTTATGAAGAAGACTTGTCTGCTCTGACAAAGCCTGGTTCGCCTGGGTCAAAAATTGTTGGCAATGTTTATAATGCCGTAAAACAGCAAATTGTCGATAAATACCCAGAATACGCTAAAGTTATGAAAGACTTTATGGAGGCAGACGATCTCTATAACGATGTTCAAAGGACTTTTTCCCTTGGCGACAAAGCAAGTTCTGATACTGCTATAAGGAAATTGCAGTCTATTTTGCGGAACAACGTATCTAGTAATCAGTCTGCTCGGCCCGCTTTAGCTCAATATATCATTGATAATGGCGCTAAGAATCTTTTGCCCACCCTAGCTGGTCAGTCTTTAAGCGCACCACTGCCGCGTGGAATGGCTAGAGCGGTCACGGGCGGCCTTGGCGGAGTGGCGGCTCTTTTTGCCCCTTCCACTTTAGCTGGTCTTGCCCTTGCATCACCGCGTCTGGTTGGCGAAGGCGCATATTATGCTGGCAAGGCTGCTGGGGTAGGCAGAAAAGCGATTGACGCTACACGGGCGGCAAAATTGGCTGAATTGCTTAAGAACAACGCAAACGCGGTTAATGTTTCAACGCTGGCAGCCGGGCAAGCCACCCGCCCCAACTACGAAGACTTCACCCCATGACCCGCCCCGCATCACACAAATTTAAGGAGTAATCACATTGAGCTACAACGGCAGCGGCGTTTTTCAGATAAATTCTAGTGGCCAGCCAGTGGTCACTGGCACGGTCATCTCATCCACGGCGTTTAACGCGCTCACGGCGGACCTGGCTACGGGCTTGTCCACGGCGATCACGAAGGACGGGCAGACGACGACCACGGCCCGCGTCCCCTTCGCGCAGGGCATTAGCTCCACGCTAACGACTGACGCGACTTCAGCCACTACCGGCTCGATCATCACGGCGGGCGGTATATCCACGCAGAAGGCTCTGTGGGTGGGGACGACGAGCAGGCACGTTGGCGCAACGCAGTTTGATGCGGCTATTACCTACGGCGGCGTCACTTTGAGCAATGCAGTGACCGGCACA